GGTGGGCATTACGGTTGTGGTAAAAGCCATTTAGACTCTCCTTAGTAAATTGGCGGCGTCTTGTTCCCCGCCCTGAACACAAATTTGGATGCAAGTAGCCCTTTCGGCCCGCTTTGCCTGTTTGAGATATTCAAAGACTGCTCTCTGAACGCGCTCCCGGAAGAACTTGGCCTGCTCACGAATGGCCGGAGGAGCGTTATCGGCCACACTAATAATTTTATCTGCACATAATTCTGCTAGATCTTCGCACGAAAGGCCCCCAAAGTCACTGGTTTTGACGATGGGATCGGCCATTTTTCCGGCATGTAATTGAAACATATCAAGTCCTCAAAGCTTCTGGTGGCAACATTGGGTCATTTGTGGGCAGGCTATCCTTAACCTCAGAGTACTTTTTAGCCACAAAACGGCCATTTTCCAGGCCTACCACCAGTGGTTCGGCCAGACGGTGGTATCCGTACAGCTTGCTCTGCACTGGCTCATTGGTGTCCAAAAGCGACGAATCCTGTGCAATCCCTATTTTAATGCCTCGAGTGATTGCTATGGACAGCAAAAACTCGCAATTCGCCCGCCCCGCTTCAGCAAAGTGGACATACCCTTTGTACGAGAAATCAATGCCGTAGAGGTGAATTTCAGCCACTTTTGCTGCAATCGCAAAACCTATGGCATAGGCCACGGTATTATTAAAATACCCCGTCTGACAGGCATTCATCACCTCTTCCAGAGGAAACTCCACTAGGCCTGGGCAGCGGTCATCCAGTTCACAGGTGTAAATTGGCCCTTTGTGCTCTTTGAGCACCTTGGCCATTATGCCTGTTTGAGTTCCCGAATCATCACTATCCAAGAACCGACTGGCTGGGTCCATCATAAAAACTCGATCATGGAAGATCACCCCAGCCATGGAGTTGATCGCCCATACTTCATCAAACTCTATCGAATGGGTCTTGGCTAGTATGAACTGGCCGTGGCTTTTTCCCATCGCCACTATTGCTATACGTTTCCCCTCTAGCTTTGGAACACTTGTCATGGACCTGGACTTTCTGATTTCACATATATGCGAGCCATACCATCACGGTATTCGTCACGACGACGACGGCCTTGTTGCTCGATTCCAAGACCTTGAATTGCTTCTTTATACGAATTAGTAAAGTAAGCAATCATGTCGGGAGGTCCCTTGGTGTAGCTGTAGGCTTGAACCAAGCAACCATATAAAAGCGCTTCTGGAGCGTTAATACTTACCCAGGTCGTAGGATTGGTTGATGATAACTGGGCGGGTTTATAAATATACCCTAGCTCTACAGCATAACTTGCCGCAGGGGTGGGAGCTACATAAAAAGTGTTTTGATCCCAAACAGAATAGTATTTTGGAATGCCCGTATCTGTTCCGTCAGGCCAATATTCCTTCATGAAGGAGGTATCGCGAAAATCTAAGAAGATTTGGTCTCCACCAGCGGAAGTCAACATCATGTACCGATGTGTCAAGATATCGGAGGGAGCAGTTAAGAACTTGTTGTTTGCAGTAAGGTTCCCAGTAACCTCAAGTTTAAATACATCTAGGTCAATATCTCTAAGAATTCGGTTTTCGGTCATTAAAATAAAAGTATTAATGACTGCATTAGTGAACACATTCGCGTCCACCTCAGTGTAATTACGTATGTCTGTGACTAAGTCATTGTAGGTCATGACACGTTTCCTATTGTGCTTGAGGCAGAAACAGAACCAGTAGTAACAATTACCGAGTTACCGGCAGCTTGAACGTCATTAACAGAACTTGTTGCTGAAACCCCCGAGACTGCAGTAGAGGACGAAGTAACAACAAGAACGGTTCCAATACGACCAAGACCAAAGACGTCCCCTTGTTCCGGGTAAGGCTGCATGTTGTTGCCGCCGTTAGCGCTTCCAAGACTTTGAAAGGCTGAATCGCCAGGTGACCCAACATACACAGTGACTGGTTCCACACGGTCTGGACGAGGCTCATACAAAGCAACGGCATCGCCATTAAATTTAAGGGGTTCAAGCTGGGGTTCTTTTGGTTCGTAATCTTCTGGGCAGACCTTAAATCCACGCCAGTTCTTCCGAAGGACATTGTATGGATAACGTTGTCCGCAGTAGTCGCACAGTCCGAAAGAGAATTTGCCGGTTGCGTATGCCACATCATACCCCCAGTTGAGGTACGAAACTTATGCGTGCGGTCTCTCTATCCTCGGCTGCGGCCCTAGCCCACTCCTCGTCATACATTTGTTTTAGGCCCATGGTGCGATCAGGAGCAAACTTAACGGACAAATAATAAGCAAGACCTGCCGTTAAACATGGCAAAAACCTAAAGTTAACATCGGTTGTGTTGGTGTAATCACCAGCATCTTCGATGCGTCTTATTCTGTAATAACGAAACTGATAGGGTCCGCCACCTCCGCCAGGGGTAGGATAGAAAAACACCTCTGGGGGATTTGTACGTTGAACGTAAAACTGGGAGGGGCGAGCCTGCGTGCTTTTATCCGGTACGTCTAAGTATTCTGCTCGTGTAATCGGATCAATCGTAATGTCCACTGCTGGGCTTTGCGAAAAATCTCGAATAACAGCGGTTAATACCTGCACCGTATCAGCGGGCAACGTAATCGAGGTTGTGCCAGTTAAAGTAACGGCCACTTCCTCAATGGTCCACAAATTTAACCCGCGATTGGCCCAATCTAAGAACATCAAGTTTAACGACCGACGAGCGGACGATAACTGATGCCCATTGGTAATCTGCATGCCACAGCGTTCAAACGCCTCGGCGATCAGATCATCAATCTGCAGATCAAATATTGTGGTACCAGATGTTGCCATTTAGCACATTCCGCCTTTTTTGTAGCCCTTGGCCATTCCACCGCCCATCATGCCCATAGCCATACGCTTATGCTGATTAACGGCCCCGCCGTTTTTCATCATCACAGGACCACTGGTTTTGCTGGTTTTTGAGATCATCTTGTTTTTGGGGCCAGACTCAACACATCCGCCGCCCTTTGTTGCAATGCCCATTCCTTTGCCAGCCATGATTATTTCCCCTTTTTCATTGCACGACCTTTTGCATCAGCCGTAGTTTTTTTCATTGCGCGACCTGCTTTGTCTGACATGCCGCCTTTTTTTACCATCTTCTTTTTCATCAAACCGCCTTTTTTGGCTTCAATTGCCATTCCTGCCATATTATCTTTTCGAACGGCAGCAGGCGCTTCTTTTTTGCCTTCTTCTCGTTCTGCCACCGCTTTAAAAACACCTTTTTCAGCTAGTTTTTTGATCATCCTACTAAATCCCATGATTACTTCCCCTTTTTCATTGCGCGGCCTTTTGCATCAGCCGTAGTTTTTTTCATTGCGCGACCAGCCATATCACTTGCTGATTTTTTCTTGATCATGCCACCTCGTTTAGCGCCAATGGCCATTCCTGCCATATTATCTTTTCGAGCAGCAACAGGCTCTTCTTGTTGGTTTTGGGCCGCAACTTTGGATTTAGCCGCTCCAACGGCTCGCTTAATGGCTCCACGAAAACCGCCTCCCCCGCCAGAACTTGGTGCGGATTTTCCCGTTCTTGAAACACTTCTACCTATCATCTTGGATATATTTTTCATTGCACCAAATCCCATGATTACTTTCCTTTCTTAGCCGTTTTGGCGGATTGTTTAAAAGCTTTTGCAGTAGGAGCGCCTTTAGTTCCCGGTTTACGCATCTTTTCACCAGAGCCCATAGCGATACGTTTTCTCTTAGCGTTGATATTGGCATAAAGGCCGGGTTTTGCTGGCATGGCTTTACCTTCCGTTGAAAAATGAATACAAACCGATAAAAAAACTTGTCACCGCACTTGACGCTCCGGCCACCCACATGAGGGTTTTCCAGCCGCCTTTCGCTTCTGACAAGGTTAGATTAATTGCTTCTAACGACTTTTTTATGTCACTCATATCTGCCATCATCTTATCCATGTCATCCTGGATATGACGGATTTCAACAGAGTGTGTGGCCAATTCCCGTTCTACGCTCATGATTTAACATTTCCATCGTCTACGTGCTTGGCGGATACGGCTGTTTGGGTCTTTGGCGGCTTCAGGAAATTGCTTCATCTGCCCTGCAGACCGAGCACAATAAGACTTACGACGCTTCGCGCGTGCGCCCGAAGGATTGTCTTCCGTGACTGCGGTCTGAAGTTTAGATCCGGGATTAGCCTTTCGATATGCGGCAACTCCCTTTTTGGTCATCCCAGCCCCGGACTTTGTCGGGCGAAAGTTGCCCGACTTGACCGAAGTTTTGATGCCCATTCCTTTAGCCTTAGCCATTAGGCCGCCGCTCCACCGTAGAAGAACAACGTGACGCTAGTTACGTTTGCGTCTGCAAACTCGATGAAAACACCGCTGTCAAACAATACTCCCATGTCTGGGAAAATAATGTCATAAGCACCAGCGGATCCAGGAGTTTTAATATCTACAAGCGTTGTTGCAGCAGTTGTAGCCCCGTTTTTTAACTGAAAAGACGACGCAGTGCTGCCGCAAGTGTAGTAAATAGCCGCTACACGAGTGCGTCCAGCAATTGCGTCATCATCTCCGGTCTTTGTGACCGAAAGTAGATTACTGTAGCTCATTAGAGCCTCCTAGTTAGGAGAGGTTGTTGTTCTGGATATATAGAACAGTAACCGTAGCCGCGCCTGCAGCGCCGTTGCCGTTTTGAGCGGTAAAGTCAGCCAAAACCTGGATGTCGATCGTTCCAACATCGGTAGCTTCGGTGTCCAGGGTGCCACGAGTAGTGCCTGCAGATTT